GGCAATCCGAGCCAGCCGAGCACCCAGCCAGTGTCGCCCGTGGGCCCATCGGCAGGCATGGGTGGAGTTCCACCCGAGATCCTGACGCAACTGGAATCCCAGGTCGGCCTCAGTCTGTAGCCGCACCCCCGAGTGGGACACTTCTTCCCTCCTATTAGAGAACAAGTCGCCCGACACTCTCTAGGAGGATGATGGACACGACCATCACTGAAACCGAAGTTGCAACAAGCCTCGACACCGACGAGTCGGCAAGTTGGGGTGTTGAAACCGACGTTTCTTCTGAGGCAACCGACTACGAATCGGAACCCGTCGAGGGGATCTTTGAGATCGACGGAGCCCCGATCACCGTTGACGAAGCCCGCAGTGGGTACTTGCGCCAAGCGGACTACACCCGCAAAACGCAGGAACTCGCAGAGCAGCGACGACAACTGCAAAACGCAGAGGTTCTACAGGCCGCACTGCAACGAGATCCGCAAGCGACGATCAAGGCGATTGCGGATGCGTATGGAGTGCCACTGACGAATCAGGCCCCTGCCCCCGCACCCCAAGCGGCATCGGATTTCGATGACGGTTGGTGGGGGGAGGACAAGTCCGATACCAGTGCACCCGCATCGGTCAACGATCCTCGCCTGGACGAACTCGTTCAGTGGCGTCAGCAGCAGGAAGTCGCTGCGGCACAGGCACGAATCCAGAACGAACTGACCACACTGCACGGGCAGTACGGGGAGTTTGACCAGGGTGAGGTTCTGCGCTTCGCACTCGATAACGGTTTCCCTGACGTGACCGCAGCGTTCAAGGCGCTGCATTTCGACAGGCTCCAGGCGGAGGTTTCCCGCCGCCAGGAGGAACAGAAGCGAGTCCAAGCGAAGCGTGAAGCTCAGGTTGTTTCCCAAGGGGGCAGCCGACCTGGGGCTTCCACGGCGGCAACGCCGCAGGGTGGCATGACGATTCGGGATGCGTGGCTGGCAGCAAAGAAGGAACACGGCGGGTAGCCAACTACCCACTTCGACCTAGAGAGGAACCAAAGTGTCTAACCCTAACTACGACACAATCCTGAGCACCACGCTCGCCCACCACATCCCCAAGCTCGTGGACAACGTGTTCACGGCTCGCCCCTTCTTCTACTTCTTGAAGCAGGCTGGGCAGATCAAGATGGTCGGTGGCGGCCACAAGATCGTGCAGCCGCTGATGACGGGGCTCAACAGCAGTGCCGCTTCCTACAGCGGCTACGACCAGCTCAACATCACGGCTCAGGACGGCATTACCGCTGCTGAGTTCCCGTGGAAGCAGTACGCCGCTTCCATCGTGATCTCGGGCATCGAGGAAGCCAAGAACCGCTCCGAGGAGGAGATCATCGACCTCCTTGAAGCCAAGACTGCCCAGGCCGAGCACACCATCATCGAGAAGCTCGACCAGATGCTCATTACGGGCGACGGCACTGGCAACTCGGGCAAGGACTGGGCTGGCATCAAGACCCTTGTTGCGGGTCACCCGAACGACACCACCATTGGTGGCATCAACCCGACGACCAACTCCTACTGGGCGTCGTACCGTGAGGCCACCGCTGAGGTGCTGTCACTCGGCAAGATGAGCACGGCTTACAACACCGTGTCAGAGGGTGCGGATCAGCCCAACATGATCCTCACCACCCAGGCCCTGTACGAGAAGTACGAGGCCCTTCTCCAGCCGCAGCTCCGCTTCGCTGATGCGGGCACTGCTGACGCTGGCTTCCAGAACCTGCTGTTCAAGGGCGCACCCGTGCTCTACGACAGCTACGTGGATGCGGGCTACATGTACTTCCTCAACACCAAGTACCTGCGCCTCGTGGGCCACTCGGACAACTGGTTCCGCCCGACTCCGTTCGTGCGGCCCAACGACCGTGACGCCCGTTACGCACAGATCCTGCTCTACGGCAACCTCACGGTCAGCAACCGCAACCGTCAGGGTGTCCTCACGGGCAAGACCGCCTGATAGCAGGCCACTTCGCCTAAACCCCCCGCCCTGGCCACGAGTCGGGGCGGGGGGCAAGGCACAACTTTCAGGAGTAACTAATGCCAGTTTCTGTGACCGTTACCCAGCTCGCCCAGGGTGTCGCTGACAACAAGCGTTTCGTCGATGTCAACGTGGCGTGCACGTCAACCCTCGATGCCACCCAGGCATCGGATGGGGTGACCATCCCGATGACCTCGCTGCCCATCGACGAGGTGACCGACGTGCATCAGTTGCAGCCCGCAACCGCTACGGGCGGGGGCGTGTCGGTCATTCTTGCTGGCACCAAGGGTGCACCTACGCTGAAGTTTGTGGCTGCACCTGCCGCTTCGGGCACGGGCGCCGCCTTGGCAAACACCAACACCCCGCCCGCCAATCTGCGGCTCCGCCTGTTCGGTGCCTGAGACAGCCGCTGGCAGCCGTCACGCTTATTTCGGGGGCGCTAACGCTGTCCCCGTCACACAGGGCCGCCCCGCTGGAGGGCGCCTCGCCCCCCCAGGAGCTATCCCCGTGGTTGGCTACATCGAACCTCCCCAGGTCTGTAGCAGCACACGCAAGGACGGGCAGCCCTGCGGGGGCGTGCCCGTTCGGGACACGGATTCCTGCGCCGCCCACAGCCGCTCGGTGAGGTGACCCGATGGCGTACACGCTCCAAGAGTTCCGTGACTTGGTGCGAGCCCAGCTCGATACCGACGCAGACGAGCTCACCGACACGCTGCTGAACGCCTGGTTGCGGGAAGGCTGGCGCTTCTGCATCAACCGCAACCGTCGCTGGCCGTTCTACGCCTCCACGTGGTCGGTTCCCGTCGTGGCGGGCACCAGCGCCTACACCGTTGCGGATCTCGGGACGGCTGGCAACGAGATCAGCGAGTTGGAAGCCGTCCTCGATGACGAAGGCGTGCCGTTGCGCTGGCTGGGCCACCAGCAAGCCAACGGGCATTTCATCAACTCGACTGGCAAACCGACGCACTGGAATGCCACGGCTGGCGTGCTGCGGCTGTACCCCAACCCCGACAACTCGTTCACGTTCACGGCCCTGGGGTATCGGGAACCCGTTGAGTGGGTGGGAACGAACACGGCGGCAACGTCGGACCTCCCCGCCGAGTTCGACGATGCCATCCTGAACTGGTCCATTGGACGTGCGTTTCAACGCCAAGAGGACGGCGACCTGGGCGTCATGCACCTCGACCAAGCCGAGGTCATTCTGCGCCAGTTGCAGAAGAAGTACATGAAACACGCGTCGTCGTTCCCGCTGGTGCTCAATGACGGGGTTCGGGTCAACACCGACCGAGCAGTTGTCTGGAATGTCTGATGGCGCTCCCGATCCGACGTGCTCGTGGCGGTCGCAGCGGCCAAGTCCGCGCCTTTGAGGTCACCAACTTCTCAGGTGGGTTGAACCTGGAGGCGGGTCAGTTCAACCTTGGCGGCAACGAGTGCGCCGAGATCGTGGACATGGACATCGTTGGTCGAGGCGGTGTTCGCCGCCGCAAAGCGATTCGTGCGCTGAACAACAACTTCAACGGCCCGTTCGAGGCGTGCCCACGTTCGGTGTGGACCTACGAGTCGCCTAATGGCGACCGCTACGTGTTCGTCATTGCGCCCAAGCAGGTCAGTGGCGTCAACAAACTGATGTGGTACTCGAAGAACGACGCCTCGATGGTGTCGTTCACCAGCGATTTCGGGCTGGCGAACAACACGGCGGTTGCCAGCCTGACGGCTCCCGCCCGCACCGCCGTGCTCAACGACAAGGTGTGGGGCGTGTGGGGCTACACGGGGTCGGTTGCGACCCGACCGAAACCTTTCTCCATCGACTCGACGGGCACCCTCACGGTGGCGACCAACGAGGCGGGTTGCCTAGCGGACACCCCGAACAACTACGGGTGGACGGAGAGCTACGACTTCGAGGCGGGTTCGGTTGCTGCGTCCGTCAACGCACGAACTATCGCCGCCCACTACGGGTACCTGTGGGCCGCCCACACTATTGAGAAGGATCTCGGGGGCACGGTGACCCGTTTCCCGTCACGGGTGCGGTGGTCGCACCCTGGGATTCCTGATCGTTGGCGCCAAGACGACTACATCGACATCGAGATTGGCAAGGACGCTGACGAGATCACCGCCTTGGTGCCGTATCGGGACCATTTGCTTGTGTTCAAGTCACGTTCGGTTCACGCCATCTACGGCGACAACGCCGAGAACTTCGTTGTGGTGAACCTGAGCAATCAGTTTGGCGCCGTCTCCCAGGAGGCTGTAGCCGCAACTCCCTTTGGGGTGTTCTTCTTCGACCAGAACTCGGGGGTCTGGTCGTGGGACGGCAGCTCCTTCTCGTGGCGTTTCGAGAAGCTGTACCCCCTGGTGCGTGACGCCACGATCCCCGCTGACGCCCGTGGTGACGTGATGATGGGCCTGGTCGAGAACCGCATCTGGGTGGGCGTGCCGTGGAGCGGAGAGTCCACGGCACGGGCACGAACCCTCATCTTGGACCCGACAATCTCGACCACGGGGGCGTGGACCATGTACTCCGTGGGCACGGGGCCGTTCGCTTCCGTGCGGCGCCAGGACGACTCCCTGCTGGCGGTCGCTGGGTGCAGCGGCACCAGGTTCTTGCAGAAGCTGGAGCAAGACGGCGACTACGACGAGTTCACGCTGACGGGCACGCCAAGCGCAGACCAAACCGCCATCGTTGGTTCGTTCCGCACGTCGTGGATGAACCCCGTCACTGGTGCCGACAAGTTGTGGAAACGCCCTGACATTGTGCTGTCGTCGGCAGGCGAGTTGGCGGTCACCGTTGAAGCCCACTTCAACTGGAAGTACGACGAAGGCTCGGCCCGCAAATCCTTCTACGTGTCACGTGGTGAGCCAGGTGGCGAGCTCTATTGGGGCACCGATGCTTTGGTGGGCACCGAGAACGACTGGGACGAAGCGAGCTGGGGTACCGACGGTCAGATCGTGAACGTGTCTCGTGGCTCCAACATTGGTCGCTCCACGGCGCTGTCGTTGCGTTTCACGACCCCCGCAGGGCAGGTGCTGCCTCGATGGTCGCTTGACGGCGTTGTCGTCAAGTACCGCACGAAGCGGGTGCGTGGCTGATGGAGCAGGTCACTCACACGTTCACTCGCCTGGATCAGATGGCGCCTAGCAAGCTGAACGAAAACTTCCGTGAGGTAATGCGCGCAGCCGCCGAAGGCGGAGTGCTCGCCAACCTCGATGGCGGATTCCCCTTCTCGGAGTACGGGTCGTTCACCGACATTGACGGAGGTGGCGCCTGATGGCTGTTCGTATTCAGTTGCGTCGAGGGACGGCGGCGGAATGGACCTCCGCCGACCCGATTCTCGCCCAGGGCGAAGTTGGGCTAGAGACAGACACAGGTGAACTGAAGTTCGGGAACGGCGTCGATGTGTGGTCCGACCTGGGGTATGCGGGCCTCCAGGGCAACACGGGGCCAACGGGCCCCCAGGGGGCCACTGGCCCACAGGGCAGTGCTGGTCCGACAGGGGCTGCCTCTACAGTCGCTGGGCCGCAAGGGGCCACAGGTCCGCAAGGGGCGACAGGCCCCCAAGGGGCTGCTGGCCCCACGGGGGACGCCTCGACGGTTGCGGGCCCGCAAGGTGCAATCGGTCCCCAAGGTGCGACTGGTCCGCAGGGCGCCACGGGACCGCAAGGATCGACGGGGGCAGCATCAACGGTTGCGGGTCCCCAAGGCGCCGTGGGCCCACAAGGCCCCACGGGCCCCACGGGCCCCACGGGTGCAACAGGCGCTGCATCAACGGTTGCGGGACCCCAGGGACCTACGGGACCGCAGGGAGCCACTGGTGCTGGGGCGGCTGGCCCCACGGGTCCGACGGGACCAACGGGGGACTTCTACAACTCGTTCCTGGGGGATTGGGATTCCAGCACCACGTATGTCGTAGGCGACATCGTGACCTACTCAGCCGTGCTCGACCTCGGCGGACCCACAGTTCTTGGGTTCGCTTCGTTCGTGGCGGTTGCGGGCTCCACCAACGAACCACCCATCGACGGTGGATTTATCAACCTCTCGTACTGGAGCGCCGTTGCCGTCGGCATCGAGGGACCGACTGGTGACACGGGGGCCACAGGCCCCCAGGGCGCCAATGGGAGTGCTGGGCCGACTGGCCCCCAGGGGACGGCGGGCCCCCAGGGGGCGGCGGGCCCCCAAGGAGCGACGGGTGCGACGGGTGCGACGGGTGCCATAAGCAATGCCGGGTATGTGAGCGCCAACTTCTACACTCCAATGCGGGCTTCGCAAAGTGTGCTAACCCTACCGCTCAACCGCACGCACTACGTCCTTGTCCACGTCGGAGGCACGACTTCATTTGACCGTATTGGAGTGAGAACCGCTGGCACATTCAGCGGTACTGCATCGGTACGAGTTGGCATCTACAACAACAGCGACGGGAAACCTACGACCGTATCATTAGATGCAGGAACCGTTTCGTGTACGGCTGCGAACACGACCTATAGCGTGACCATCAGCCACACCTTGAACGAGGGTTGGTACTGGTTGGCTGCGACAATGCAAAGCGCGGCGACGACTAGCACATTCCTTTCATCTAGCGGGTTCGTTGCACCGTCGTTAGTGCGCGGGATTTCTGACACAAGCCAGACACGCCCTTTGTGGAGTCAGAACGGTGTGAGCGGGGCCTACGCAACAGCGGGAACGCTGAACGACGAGTTCAACGGTCCAGTAATCCATTTGAGGACAACATGAGGCACATTGTTTATGGTTTAGGCGGTTACGACCCGACCAAGCCGAACAACAACATCGTTGAGGTGTACGAGACTGCGGAAACAGGACCGCCGCCGCTGGACTCTGTCGGGGCGCTCGCCACGCTCCTCGCCGTCACTGAGGTTGTGTCCGTTCAGGACGCCGCTAACGCTGTCGGGTTGGAACCGCAAGCACTCATTGACGAGGCCGAAGCATGGGCCGAGTTCGCTGAGTAGGCATAGCCCGCCTGTAGACGCCCTAGGAGACTGACATGGCATCACTGAATCTGAGTCACACGTTCACCGCAGGAACCGAAGCCAAGGCTTCGGAGGTGAACCAGAACTTCACGGACGTAAAGACGTTCGTGAACACCAACGTCGTCCACAAGGACGGCACCAACCCGTTCACGGTCATGCCCGTACTGCCGTCGGGAGACGCCAATGCGGTCGCCACGAACGCCCATGCCGCCAACAAGGCGTATGTCGATGCCACCGCCGCCTCAACGGCGCTGGCATCCCAGCCAACCAACGTGGCGTGGGGGCGAGTCGGATCGGCCACCAAGACTGCCGAGCAGTCGTTTGTGACCACCACCTACGGGGACATCACGGACCTCACGGTCACGTTCACGGGGGTCGCTGGGCGCCGCTACAAGGCGACAGCCGTATTGGTGGCTCGCAATGACCTGACGACGGCGGGTTCTTTCTCGGCAGACCTGGTGCTCACCACGGGGGCCAACACCCAGCTCGCCCGCAGCCTGGAGGGCCTGTCGTTCGAGAACGACACGGGGACGCTGACGATCTGCTACCTGGGGACAGCGACGGGTTCCACGACGTGGAAGTTGCGGGGCCGTGTGAACTCGGGCTCGGGCTGGTGGACCACCCTTTGCAGCGCCACGGTGCCTGGGGTGCTGCTGGTCGAGGACATCGGGCCCGTCTGACCCCAAAACGGGACATTTCGCCCCTTTATTGAGGTCTACCTATGGCAACGAACCCCTTTGACACGGCCAGCTACCTGTCTCAGCGCCGCAACATCAACACCCAAGCGCAAACGGCGAAAGACAGGCTGCAATACGACCGTCAGAACTTTGAGGCGATGCGCCGCATTGCCGACCAGCAGTTCCAGTCGGGCTGGAACACCAACCGTGCCCGTGTGCCCAATGGCATGGCTCGTCGAGGGCTAATGAACAGCGGGATCTACAACAAGGCGCTGGCTGGGTTCTTTGCCCAGAAGATGGCGGCTGATTTCTCACGGGGCCAGGACACGGCGAACCAGCTCGCCAACTTCAACTGGCAGATGACCGACATTGACCAGCAGAAGGCGTTGGCGCTCAACGAGTTGGAGGCCGCCCGCCAGGGCCGCCGCAGCGAGTTGGCGAGCCAACTACAACAGTTTAGGAGCAACTAATGCAGTTGCCGCCGTGGGTGCCACCAAAACTTCTCGACCCTTTGGTTTGGAAGTTGCACGGCCAGAACTCAACACACCAGGGACTGAACTTTCGCGGAAAACCTCTCCTGCCCCAAGGGCAGGCGCCTGCGGGCAATCAGAGCCAAAGCAACTCGCAAAGAGCCATGCAGCGTGAAGCTGAGAGGAATCAGCGTCGTCAGGACCGAGTGCCGCTGTACAACACCGACTCAACGGGTCGAGTCGTTCCAGGTGGCGCAGTAATCGCAACAGCAAATGAATGGGCAACTATGGCTGACGCAAATGGATGGAACCCCGAGGGCGGTGACGGCGGTGGTGGCGGTGGCGGTGGTGGCTCCTATTTGCCCCCCGTCTCGCTGCCTCGACTTGGGATGCCGAGCGACATGGAGCTCGCCAAGCTCGCCTACTCGGCTGTAGACGCCTCACGGATGCCGTTCAACGCCCAGCGGGCCAACCTCCAGGCGGCCCGCACTAGAGGCATGAACGACATTGCCGCAGCGCAGCGTGACGCTCGGACGGGAACCGTCCAGGCGTGGGACACGTGGCGAAACGCCACGTCGGGCCTGGAAGATCGTGTTGGGTCGGCCTACCAATCCGCTGCTGCGCAGTTGGCGGCGAACATGAACGCCGCCAACGCCAGCCTGCTCGCACGTGGTTTCCGCCCCCAAGCCGCCAACCCTGAAATGTTGGCGGCAATGGGCGCCCTTGGGGCCAACGCCCAAAGTTATGCGTCTACACGACGGATGCAGGGCGAGGACGCTCGGGCCAATGCGCTGAGTGGCGTCAGCCAAATCGATCAGGCGGCACGAGGGACGATGGCGAGCACCTACTCGTCAGTGCTTGGGCAGATTGCTGCATCTGCGGCTGCTGCCGAGGCGCAGGCACGCCTCGACGTTGAGAATCGGATCTTCGATCTGCGTCGGCAGGTTGAGCAGGCCAATAACCAGACGGCCATCCAGGAGGCCCTGGCAAACTCGGGCCGCTAGTCATGGCGGGACCGAACCAGCAGCGACTCCAGGACCTGATTGCGCCCCCTGCCGCCAAGATGGTGGAGGGGCCAAATCGCAAACGCCTTCGCAAGATGCTTGCCGATCAAGGTCTCGATCTCGACCAGGAACTAGCCAACCAACAACAGGCTGCGGCCCAACGGCGCGCGCAGCGGGCTTCTGCCAGGGCTGCCACTGGGTCCAGCCAGCAACCCGCAGGTTCTTCTGATTGGCTGGTTGACCTCAACCCTGACATTGAACTGATTCGCCAGGGCAAGGACCCTAAGGCCGAGTGGGCAGATGAGCTGCGCGAGGATCAGGAGCAGCTAGCCCGCACGCTGGAGGAAATCCAGAACAGCAACATTCCCGACTACGAAAAGCGACGGCTGATCGCAGAGGGCACGAAGCGTCAGGACAAGTCATGGCTGTTTGATGCACTGGACTGGCTTGACAAGCTTGATGCTGGAGCCCGTTCAGTCTTTGGCACCATTCAGTACGCCTTGGATTCCGACGCTGATCGAAGTTGGGAAGCTCTTAGCGGCGTGTACGCCAAGGGCATTGCCGACAACATCAGTTGGAGCGAGATTCTCGACGAGTACGAGATGCCGTTCCTGAACTACTGGCTTCGTGACGAAACCGATGCACTCAACCCCAACAGCAACAAGCAGATGCAGGAGGACCCTGGCGGTTGGTCCGCATTGGGGCGTGCCTTCCTGACATTCTCCTTGGACACGGCCACTAGCCCGACTACCTACCTGACGGGCGGTGCAAAGCCTCTTACAAACCTGGCAGCGGACGGTGGGATGGCCCTGTACCGCCTTGCCGATCAGACTGCTGTGGCGGCAACGAAGGCGGGTGACGTTGTTGACGCTGGCCGTATTGCTGAGGTCGCAACCCGCACCGCTGAGGTTGGTTACAGGGGATTGAAGCAATCTGAACGGAAGGTCCTGGAAGAAGGACTGCGCAAGTACAACACGATGCCCGAGGGGGTGAAGAACCTGCAGGGCGGGGCCTACTTGGGACGCAAGGTGCTGGTCCCTGGGTCGCGCCAGATTGCCTCCGTGACCACCCAGCCGTTGGCTCGTGCAATGGCTGGCGCACGCCAGTCATCGGCGTTCAAGTCGATGGCAAGCCCGTTCAACACGGTGACCACCATGTTGAAAGCCGAGATGCGTTCAGGTGACCAAGCAAAGGTCAGCCAAGCGATGGAAACGCTGGCGTCCGTGCAGCTCGCTAAGGCAGACGCCATGCGCTGGTTCGTCAACACCCAGTCTGAACTCGACGGAATCATTCGAGGCATCAAGAAGAACAAGATCGACAGGGAAGAACTGTCGTTGTTCATTGAAGATCCCGCAGCCGCCCTAAACATGGCGAGCCCTTCAGCACTAAGACTGGCGGGGCGATACCTGGAGGAACCTGCGGTCAAGAAGGTCGTAGACCAGGCCATCGACTGGCAGGGTCGGGCGCTAAAGGATGACTTCAACCGAATCGTCGGTGAGGAAGTCATCGAAACGATGGACAACTACGTGCCGACGTTGATGTCCGAGGACTTTCTGGCGAAAGCGGTCAAGGGTCCGAAGCGGCGGGTTGCTGAGTTCACCACCGCCACTTTCCAGCGGGGCGCCAAGTTCAAGGTTGGCGAGGAATACATGGGGGAAATGATCGTCCCCACCGAGATGCACCCCCGCAACCTGACGCCCAAGCAGCAGGGCGAGGACATTCTGCGTCGCAACTTTGGTGAAGAGTTCGTGGGGCCCCTGTACAACCGTGATTGGGTCAAGGCGGCCAAGTCTCGGACGTTCGTGGCGCATGTTCGGCTGCGTGGCGAAATGACCGCCAAGTACATGCGTGAGCGTGGCGTCGGCTTTACCGCCGACGACATCGCAAAGATGTCGCAGAGCCCCATCACCGACGTGGGCGATTCGTTGCGAACTTGGGGGTTCCGCAAGCGCACAGAAACGGCAATGGCCGCACGTCAGGCGGCGGCGGATTCGGGTGCGTTTGTTGAAACGAGTGGCACCAGGGTCCTGAAAGACATCAGGGCCATCGAGGAAATCACGTCCCAGGGGGGGACGTTGAAGGTGTTGGACGATCAGTTGGCGGCTACAGGTGGGTTCGTTGCGGATCGCATCGAGCAGGTTCGCAAGCTGGTGGGTCGGCGTGCACAGTTGGCGGAGCGCCATCGTCGCATCGAGTCGAAGCTGACGACGGATGTTGGCCGCATGTTGCAGCGGGTGCGCCAGGGCGGAACCGCCACCGACAAGGAGATGGACGCCGCAGCAAAGTTGACGGCGTGGGCGGCGGGCATCGAGCCCGACGACATTGCCCGCATCAACCAGACGTGGGACGACATTGACAACGAGTTGGCTCAATACATGGCCGACTTGGATCTCGACGCCGACGACGTGGGCACGGTCAACGATCTTGTCAACGGCATGTTGTCCAATGCCTCGAACCGCTTGGACACCATCGACGATCTGCTGGCAATCCCCCAGGCGAACCTGAGCAACCAGGAGATCCTGCGACGGGTGCAGCTCGCGAAGGAACGTGACTACCTCCTGGAAAGCATGGAGGGCTTGGTCAAGATGCGAGCCAACATGGACGAGGTGGAAACGCTGGTCCGTGACGTGGACCGTGTGCGAAGCGGGTTCACCCAGGAACGGGCGTTTGAGGTTGCGTTGTGGCGCATCAAGCAGAACCCGACGCTGACCGCAGCACAGAAACGTGCGGCATCCCGCAACCTGTTCCGCAACGCCCCTCGAACCGCACGGAGGGATCTCAACAGTCGTGCCGTGGACCGCTTGGTGGAGATCAACGCCAAGGGCCGCCTGACCCGCAGGAACGGGGAGTTGGCCGAGTTCGTGGCCACCCCCAAGGGCATGAAGATCGCTAAGGCCCAAAGCGGCATCGAGGATCTAACCATTGACGCCCTCAGTGGTGCGGCTGGTCGGGATTCGGCGGTCGAGCTCATCGGCAGGACCGTGTACTACTCCGATGATGCGGCGGCTGCTGGGTTGGATGCCGACGAGTTGCGTCGCATCCAGGTGAACGTGGCGATGAAGAATCCACGGGTCGTTGCGGGCGTCGAGGACGCCGACCGCATCGTCGATGCCGAAATGCTGCTCTCTGCTGTAGCCGCAAAACTGGTTGACTTTGGCCCCAAGAAGGAGTTGACGGCCACCCAGCGGGTGTTCGTCAACGGGTTGAACGCCGTGTTCAAGCGGCACTCGGCGGCAGTTGCTGCCGACGAGGGCCCCGAGGCGGTGAGCCGCTTTATCGACGACTTGGATGCGACGTTGGGGCGGCTGGCGGCGGGTGACAACCCGAACCCGATTGCTGCTGACTTTGTGAACCAAGCGGGTGGTCGCATTGCCGACCAGGGGCTGACGCCCGAAGCGGCGCTGCAGGTTCGTAAAGACCTGGAGAAACTGGAATCAACAATAAACAAAGATGTTGATGCGCTCCTCAACGCAGCAAACCGCAACATTGAAGAACTGAAAGCCGCACTGAGTGAGCCAACGCCCGCTAAACCCAGTGTGGCGGAGGACGCTGCTACAGCCGCTGGGAAGCCCGCCAGCAAAGCCCAAGCCGAACCCGATGTTACCGACGAGCTCACCGCCGCCTTCGAGGCCAACAGGCAAGCCCGTGCCGAGTTCGAGGCTATCGAAGCCGAGATGAAGCCCATCTCGGATGCAGAGAAGGCCGCATGGGAGCGGTACAAGGCGGCCCGTCAGGCCGCCGACCGTGCAGCAAGCCCCAATGCAACAGCCGATCCCGAGTTGGAGTTCTCTTTGAGCAAGCGGATGCTTGAAGGCATCCGCAACATCGTTGGCGAGAAGCCACCTGCGGCGACCCGCAAAGAGTTGGACGAGCTCGATCTGCTGATCAAGTACGTGCCCGATGCGCAGGGCAACCTTCCGCAGATCACTCCCGAAGATCTGGAGATGATCCGCAGCAACTACCGCACGTTGAAGCCAAGAATGACGGTGCCCGACCGCCCGATCCTGGATCGCTCAATGACCGACGAGCGGGTTCCTGGGGTGTGGTGGACCGACTCATACCGCCTGTTGAGCCAAGAAGCAGTGAATCCTGCAACGGGGTTCAAGTTGCCGCCGTACCTAGGTGGCCCCGTGGATCTGACGGATCTGTTGTCACCAGCGCAACTGAAAGAGTTGGACGGGATTGCCGACGCATCTCGCTTGCCTCGCAAGTTCGCTTCCAGCGACGAGTTCTATGCGGCTGTTGCCAAACTGAAGGAATCGAGCCAACCATTTGCTTGGTCAAAGGTGGGGTCAAATCTTGACGTAATCGCTAGCAAGTACGCGCCTGACGCTGGCAAGTCACCGAACTTCGTGAGTCTGCTGGAAGGGGCGCCCACCCCGACTGACGGGGTGGTTATGGCCCCCCGTTCCGTTTCTTTCCAAAACGACATGCACATCGTGCTGGAGAGCGCAGACCCCTTCGACAGGCCCGAGGTGTCGCCTGGGACCTTCTCGGCCTTCCCCTTCAGGGCCGAGGTGAACGCTGGGTACTTCTCGGACTTGGCCGATGGCATCACCATCGTTGCCCGTCGAGAGGATGGCGACAACAAGCCGCTGGCGTTGTACATCGGGGACAAACTTGTCGGTCTACTGATGCCGATACGGACAGGTGGTGCAACGCCAACCCGTGAGATCGTCGGGAACCGTGTACGGGAACTGCTGAAGAAACTCACGAGCCGCAGCAAGACGACGACCGACGGCCAGAGACGTGCGCTGTACGATTTGGACAGTGAGATTGCAGCGACCCGTCGTAGCGGCTCAACGGCCACTCAGGATCTTGACGAGGCTCGTCGGGCACTCGACGAGCTCGGGATGGTCCCCAACAACCTTTACGACATGCCCAGGTCACAACGACTGCAAGGGCTGGGCGAGCGGTACCAGGAACTGCAACAAAAGTGGTACTCCAGCGAGGATGCGCTGCGGCGGCAGCGGCTGAATCGTGTCCGCCAGGAGTTCGAGGGCGACGAGCTAGGTGGCGTCTACGCAGAAGAAACTGTGCGGATGGTGGATGAGGACATCGCCAGCGGGCAGCAGAGGGTCGCCGACATCGAGGCGTTCTTGGCTCGCGCCCCCAAGGAATCCGCCAAGTGGGTCAAGGCCAACTACCCCCGAGCTGCTGGCATGGTCCCTTCGAGCACCCCCAAGGACAAGCTGATTGCGGCGGCAAAGAAGTCGTTGGCGGAGATTCGCAAGGGCTTGGATGAGGCTGCAACCCCCCAGGGTCGTGACGTGGCCATCTCGTTGGTGCGGGACCGCAACGACCCGCTGAAATGGGTTGAGGGACTGATCGAGAACGCTGACACCGATCCTGCTGTGCGGACGCTGGCCGAGGATCTGTTGCGTCGTGTGGACCAGCCGCGGGCTGCGGCTGCGGCCACCCCGCCGCCCGCTCCGCTGGCAAATGAGGTTGCTGCCACACCTGCGGTTGACCCGCAGGAAGTTGCGCAGATCCAAATGCTTGAAACCAGAGTGTCAATCGACAGCGAACGCATCCGCCTGATCGAAGAAACGATGCTCTCCAGGGGTGCCGCCCTTGACGCCGAGGACCCCAAGAAACTTGCCATCGAGTTGGAACGCCTGGAGCGTCAGGCTTACGGATCGCCACCGCCTGATGGCAGAAGCCTAGAACCAATGATTGCGAGCCACGGGTCAGCGACTAAAGCCCTGCAATGGAAAGTCGCGCGCATCCGTGACGACATCAAGTGGAATAGTTTCGAGATAGGCATCTTGAAGGGCGACCGCAGCGTGATGCGGGAAGAACTGGATTTGACCGAACGCTTTGTTGGAATCCTGAATCGCACGGTTGCTGGAGAAGGCGTGCCCGATGACGAGTTGTTGGCATTGGGATTCAGCTTCGAGTTTAGGGCTCGCAAACTACGAGAAGGTTTAGTCAAAGCCGACGAACTGCGGCGAAGCATTACCAGCGCAGCAGCGCCCCCACGCTTGTCGGCGTTCCTGCTGATCGACGAACTCGTGTCGCCTGCAATGACTTCGATGTCGCCCAAGCGAGCGGAAGAACTGTTGGCTCGCAACCCAGCCAGTGGCGCCCTGCTTCGCAGGCTCGGGTACACGCCAGAACAGGTTGCCGAGAACTACCGCACGGCCATGAAAAAGTTGGGGTACGACGGCATCCTGACGGACGATCTGGTGAAGCGGTCTGCCACCGTGTTCGACGAGAAGCAGATCAGGCACGCCAACAAGGTCGCCCAGGTGGAGGCCGAGCTCGATGCGCTGCAGCGGGAGTTGCGTTCGAGCATCCGTGATGGGCAACGGAGCCTGCTGAGCATGTCGCATGATGCGTTTGGGTTCCGCATCGACCGTCAGACCGACAAGGTTGAGGACGCTGTGGCTGTAGCCGCAGACAACGCCAGCAAGCTGGCGGCGATGGAACGTACCGAGCAGAACGTCGCTGAGTACCTGATGCGCTCCGAAGCGCAGAAGGTGTTCAAGGCTGCGGAGGGGCAAAGCGATGAGGCTGCTGCTGCCCTTCGCCTGCATGGGCAGGCGATGGTCGCAGAGGCCGACATGCTGGCGAACGGTCGTGGGAACGTGTCGGAGATGATGGGCGGCAATCTGGCGGCTACACCTGGCTTGGCGGAACGGATGGCGTCGATGAACGGCCTGATGTTCAAGCAGTTGGATCGGCAGACGTTTGCCGATCCGAACATCGTCGAGATCCTGACCCACGCACAGAAGTTGACGATCCCTGGCGAGATGAAGGGGTTCCTGCGGGCGTTCGATTACGTGACGAACGTATTCAAGGGTTACGCAATCCTGAGCCCTGGCTTCCACATTCGGAACCTGTTTGGGGCCGCCATGAACAACTGGCTGGCCGACATGAACGTGATGAGTTACCCCAGGTTCTGGCGTGCCGAAAGCGTGTATTTCGCTGCGTTGCGTGAGCACGGCAAACCCGACAAGGCGTTGCTGGCGGTGCGGGCGAAGCTGGGTGACGACATCGGTGGCGCCTATGAGCAGTGGCACGCGATGGAAGCCTCAACGGGCATGGGGTTGGCGGGTGCTTGGGGCGAGGACGTGGGCCGCACGACGACAATCCTGGGCAATCAGCAAACCTCTGGTCGTCTTGCCAATGCAGGTCGAGCCATCAGTGGCGACCAGTACGGATTGCGCGAGCAGGCGTTCAGTCTGAAGAACAACGCTTTGGTGCGTGGCAACGGGTACGTCGCCCAACGGATCGAGCGGTTCATGCGTGGTTCCTTGGCGTTCGACTCCCTGTACCGTGGAGGGGACGTAATCAACGCTTCCCTGCGGGTCCGCAAATACCACTTCGATTACAACGATCTGAGCGCCTTCGAGGAAAACGTGCTTCGTCGGGTAATCCCCTTCTACGTATGGGTGAGCCGTAACTTGCCCCTCCAGGTCGAGGGTCTGATCCGCAAGCCAAAGGTGGCGTTGTCGTTCTACCGCCTGAAACGGAACATCGAAGCCCAGAGCGAAGCCGAGGCGTACACGCCTGGGTGGTACGCACGAGAGTTCTCGATCCGACTTCCAAGAAACCTGAACATCCCATTCTTCTCCAACGACGGGAATGCCAAGTACCTGTTCCTGGACATGCCGTTCATGGACTTGGGGCTACTCCAAGATCCTGTCGGCGGGTCGCTCAGTGCGGTGAACCCGTGGATCAAAGCGCCCGTAGAAATGTTCGTGAGAGACGGCAAGTTCTTCACGGGTGCGCCCTTCAGCGACAAGCCCGTGCCGCTGCCCGACAACTTCGCTGGCGCTGCGCTTGGTCAGGCGCTGCTGGCCACGGGTCGAGCCCAACGTGCGACTGACGGCACGATTATGACGAACGAGAAGATCCTGTATGCCATCGAGCAGGGGATGCCGATGTTTGGTCTGCTGAATCGTGCACTAGACCCCGACAAGGCGGCCAACGTGTTTGTCTCGAAGTTCCTGGGAATCGGGATTCGCTCCAACGACGAGCGAAGCCAGAGCAACGAGATTCAGCGACGACTGAGCTTCCTGAACGACAAGATCGGCGTGTTTGGCAAGGACGGGTTGGGGTACGACATCAGCCCGACGGGCAAGATTGAGATAACAAACAACACTCGCAAAGTTGAGCTGAACGCCGAGCGCCTGCAGTTTGAGCGGAACTTCCTGTTGGATGCGGCGAACACGATGGACGCCCAAACCCTGGCGGACACAATCCCCGAGGTCGGTGAATCAACCGCACGGTGGATCGTGGCCCACCGTGTCGCCAACGGAAGGTTCAACAGCTTGTCGGATCTTGGCAAGGTGCAGGATCTGCGCCGACCGCAGATCGACACGATCCTGCTGGCGCTGGCGGAGAAGCCCGAAAAAATGGGGATTCCATCGCAGAACATGGTTGACCTCAACACGTCGTCGATAGACGAACTGGCCGAAGCGTTGCCAGGGGTTGGACCCTCAACGGCGAAGAAGATCATTGACTACCGCCGCACCTATGGGGAGATTCGCACCGTTGACGATCTGCGGAACATCAAGGGGCTGTCGGACTCGGCGGTGGATGAGATCCGTGACTACTTGTTGGAGGAACTGGTGAAACGCTCGACTGCCGAGTACCGCAGGTATCTGCAGCAGGCGGGTTACCGCCCGCTTCAAGAGTTGGTGCTTACGCCATGATCGACCTGGCAGTGCTGATCCCCCTGGCTGTAGCCGCAGTGTCAGCCATCGTGGGACCGATGGTTGTGCTGCGCAAACAGCACAACCACGAGTTGCGCCTACAGCAGTTGCAGCAGGAGAACAGCGACCAGCACGCCGAGGGGCGTGCGTTGGTCGGGGAACTCCACGAGGACGTGAAGGGCTTGTTGGGCCATGTGGGCCGCATCGACGAGCGCACTGAGCACGTCGTG